CCTAGGTTAGTGAGCACTCACTTACGAGTTGCCAGGCTGACAAGTTAGTAAGCACTCACTTACCAGGTTAGTGGGCACTCACTTCTAAGGTTAGTGAGCACTAACTTCGCAGCCAGGTTAGTGAGCACTCACTTTTTGGCGAGCGGGTTAGTGGTCACTAACATAGGGCTGGGGCCCTTTTTGCTGGGGCCCTTTTCCGTTGCCCTTTTGTACACAAATCTGTGGATAACTTTTTTGTTGTCATTTTGAGGTGTGGGTCATGTGGGTCATGTTGCCAGCGGTTTAAAATCGCTGCCGTGCGCGTGCATACGCGCACATTCTAGACACTGTTAGCATTATGATAACATTATAAACATAAAAATCAGCTATACAGAAATAATGAAACATGACCCACAAAATGCTAAAAGCCGCTCTCAGTCTAGGTTCTCGCGTGGGTCACAGGGCACGTTTTTTGGCGGGCACAAACAGCCAAGATTGGCTACAAATCGACAGCGTTTGAGAATGCAAAATATTCTTTTACATTTTTTCTTTTTTGGTGTATAAAGATATCTGCAATACATTGTGTAGCAAATTAACTGCCTAAAATTTAGGCAATTCACCTGGAGACGCAAAATGCAAATCAAAACAATCGATTCATCTAGCCTTGAATGGGAAATCTTTCCGAACGAAGGCGGCGTTACATACTGCGCAGACGGCGATGGATTCGTGACACTTGAAGAGACAATCAACGAACTAGACGGCACACCATGGTGGACATTATGTGATCAGGGCGGGCCTGTCGGCGAATTTGGCACGAACGAACCCAAGACACTCGCTGAAGCTTTGGAGTTTGCGCAGAACTATATGGCTACTGAGTACAACGGGCTTTTCCAAGATATTCGATTTGATTGATGGGCACGCCGGCGCAAGCCGGCGATCGCGCGCACGCTGGCGCGAAATAATTTTGATAACTTTTTACAAGGATTGATCAAATGCAAAAACCAACTATCGCCGAATTATGCGCCGCGATTCTAGGATTCGCCGGCCTTGCTGTTTTTGTTTTTATGTTACTTGCACTCTAATTAACTAAGGGGACCGGCCAAATGAAAATCTCTGTTACTTCAAAACTTGACGGCGTGCGCTCATGGTCTTTGCAGGCACTCGAAACGTGCCCGGGATCAATCGCGGCGCCTGGCCAGCTGGTCGACGCATGCGCCGGCTGTTATGCCACTACCGGCAATTACCGGTTTGAGAATGTCAAGGCACCACGGCGCCACAACAAGGAAGACTGGCAGCGCATCGAATGGTCCGACGATATGACACGCGAATTGGCCAAAGATACGCACTTTCGCTGGTTTGATTCGGGCGATATGTATACGCTCGCGCTCGCTGAAAAAATCCTGGAAGTTATGAAACGCACGCCGTGGGTAAAGCACTGGTTACCTACCAGGATGCACAAGTTTCCAAAGTTTCGTCAAGTATTGTCCGAAATGCAGGCGCTCAAAAATGTAAGTGTGCGATTCTCGAGCGATTCAGTGACGGGCCAATATACGCGCGGTTTGCACGGTTCCGTGATTGTGCCGACACCAGCTGACGCAAAACGCGGCACAAAGCTCTGCGGCGCTTATGACAACGGCGGCGCATGTGGCCCGTGCCGTGCCTGTTACGATAAAAAAGTAAAAGTAATTGCCTATCCGGCGCACGGCGTCAAGATGAATAAAGTAATCCGCATTAAATTGGCGGCCTAACCTGGAGACTGACATATGAAAACGATAACCGCAAAATATACCGGCACGTGCGCCGCCACTGGCGCGCGCATCTTGGCCGGCGATTTAATCCAATGGTCCAAAGGCCGCACGGTGTTACTCGAGCGGCGTCGCACGGCCGTCGACACTATCACGCTTTACGGCGAACACGGGCCGCAAACCTACTATCAGAATGCGCGCGGCCGCTGTATTGATGCGCCGTGCTGCGGTTGTTGCACTATTTAACCGGAGACTAAAACAATGGCAAAACTCAAAACGGCGCTTTTGCGCGCGCAGGAAACCGCCGGTTTCATTGGCTCGAATGAATCACTACTCTGGAAAGCCAGAGACGCGTTAACGGATGCAATCAATAATCGGGAAATTGACGGCGGTTTACAGAGCGCCGAATTCGCTCTGCAGGCAATCAATACTTACCTTTTGGAGACTGAATTATGCAAACAGTAAAAATTGACGGCACAACCTACAAGGTGAAATTCGACCGTGACCCGCTTGAGCTTGCCAAAGCGGCGCGCAAACCATACAAGCAAAAAAAGCCGAAAGATATCCGGAAATTTCCCGTGCGATCGGACTTGAGCACGGCTGAATACGTGCGCCAGTATGACAAGCTTAATTTCCTGCAGCCGGTCCAATATTGGCCCGAATTGAATACTGAAAAGACTGCGCAATATGATCCGACAATTCCACTACTCGAGGAAATAACAGAATGAAAACTCAAACGAATACCGCCGGCCTGCAGTGGCCGCAAAACCTGTGGCCGTACACCTACACGCACGGCGATACCGAATTGCTTTGCTTCGTTGACTGGGAGCCCGCTGACCGGTCTACCGGCTACTCAGGGGCCGCATGGCTGATTCACGCGTACGCCGGCGGGGTTGACGTGGTCGACCTGCTCAAAGACCATATCATCCGCGACATTGAAGGGGAAGCCGCATGTTCGCTCTCATCGGATTGATACTTGCAGCCTTGCTGGCTGTCGTGTTAGGTTTATAGCGCGCGCACTCTCCACGCGCCGGCCATTATGGCCGCTCTTCGGTTGCCCGTCAGGCCAAAACCTGACGGGCTTTTTTTATGCTCACTTGACTAGCCTAACCGCTGATGGTGCCGGTGTTTCCTCGACCATGCGGCGCAGCTCTGACTTCGTGGCCGACTTGGCCAGCTCCGGCGCGCAGATAATGTGCTTGCGGGCATCAAAATCACGCGACCTAAGCCGCCCCATGTCGACCCAGCCGGCTTCTTTGAGCGCATGCAAGAGCGCCTGCTGAACGACCCGCGTGCCCATCGGTGCGCCGCCCTGCAATCGATCGCAGAGGGTATAGAAGGGCGCAGCCACTACGCCCGCTGAGAACTCACCCAGGCGGCGCTCGATCATCTCGACAAGGTACGATTCAGCAGTAGACCGGCCTTGCTCAACCATAATAATTTTCGCTTCGGTCAGCGGCGGGGTTGCGCTCGGATTAAACCGCGAGACGTCACGCTGATACAGCCAGCCAGCGGCCACAGCCAGCCCGCCAGCCTTATACCAGTCCCAGATCGCGCGCGATTCAGGCTCGGTCATTCTCGGCGCTTCTGAATAGGTTACAAACCATCGGCGATCGTCTCCCGATAGCGAAATCGGCACGCGTTCATTTGAAAACGCGAGAACGAAGATGCGGTTCAATGCCTGATACGGGTGTAAACCCTTGCGGTTGACTTGCAAAAAGTCCGGCGGCGCTGCGATCACGGGTTTCAGGTGGTTCTCAAGCGCGCGGCGATCCTTTGCTTCGCTCTGGCGCAGCTCTTCAAAGACCATAACCTCGGACTCGTAAGCGTAACCCCACTGGGATTGAATTTCCTCATTGCGCACAATTGACACGTTTGAGAGCGCTTCCCCACCGATGCCCCACAGAAACGGTTGCCACATGGTGTCCTTGCCGGAGCCTGGGTGACCGATGTGCAGCACAGCGTGATTGATCTTGCGGTTCGGGTGCTGGAGCTTGTGCGCCATGACGTCCAACACATGCTCACGCTCAACAGAATCGGGAATCATCCGCGCCACATGATCAAGCCACGGCTGCGCATTGCCAGGCTTAACCGGCGGACGGTGATTGATCCATCGATTGCCGTACACTTGACCCTCACGCGATACCAGCACGGTCTCGCCGGCAGCGTACGTGATGCCGGTAATTGTCAACGCGTCTTTGGCCTGACGGTTTTCATCAAAGCAAATCGACGCCTCAATACGGCGCTTGCCCGACTTTGTGGGGTGAATCGAATAGCAGGTAACATGCCGAAAGAGCGCGTTAAAAGTAGAGCGAGCAATTTCCCGACGATCAGCCATATCAAAAAACGAATCCTCGTTCTGAATGTACGCAAAGCGCTTGTACCAGCCCTCTTTTTCGACCCGATCGAGCTGCTTTTTCTCGACTTCGGCAATCACTTCGGCGCCCTTGTCCGGAAACGCCTCGGTCGGCTGCAGTTTAGATAGCGCGGTATCCATCGCCTGCGCTAGCAGCTCTTCACGCAAGCCTGGCGAGTGCTTTGGCCCACCATTGGCAGCGACCCAGTCCAGAAACGCGTGTGAGTCAAAGTCCACGCAGTGCGAGTGCAGGCAGCGGTACGACCGCGTCGACGGACTGTAGCCACCCTCAGGGTTGCCGTCGGTATGCTCGTCCTTGTTGGGGCAGATGACGCCGGTCCACCCGCGAGAATTCGGTGCCGACAGCAGCACGCCCTGACCGGATAGCCACGCCAGCACGTCATCGGCGCCATCATCCGACAAGCGAATAGGGCGCACGCCCAGCGATGACGGCTCGGAAGGGGTGACGCCAAGAGCGTCGCATATCTCGGCCAATGTGTACTCACGCTCGGGGTGGAACTCGGTCAGCTGGGCAGCGAAGTTATCGCGCCCTGGTTTGATATTGATCGACCCCGGCAGTCGGAAGTTACGCACGGCGTTATTGGCGCCTGGGTCGCAGTAACCGGCCTTGATGATCGCGTCAATCGCGGCAGCGTACTCGCCCTTGGTCGGCTGCTCGGAGAACGCGTAACCCCACTGGAACGACCCAGCAGACGTCTCGATGATCCATGTCGGCGGCAGGGGCGGGATGTTGGGCGCCTTCTCAGGGTCGCCCACGTCGTCCAGCACCATGACCAGCACGTAATCGCAATTATCTTTCGACGCCGATACGTGGCCATCCTTGAACCGATCGACAATGAATGACGCCGTATTGCCGTAAATCGCCCAATCAGGTTTGGTCGGATAGTCGGGCAGGTAGGCCGGCCATGTGCAGATAACCGCACCATCGGGGTGGAGCTGGATTTGTCCGTTTTTGAGTTTGGGTTTCTGACGCACGACCAGTGCAGTCTCACCAACAGGGGCCAGATTAGTATAAAATTCGAGGAAATCCATTGCAGTCCTTGTAGTTGAAGAAGCCGCCCTGCCAGGCGGCTTTTTTATTCGATAATGGTTTCGTACACTTCGCAGGATTCGGAGCACCCGCCGTCTTCGTTTGCATTCGCTACGCGCATTGGCGCGTCTTTAGTCTCTTCATATAGATTAAACAACCCTACGGTGTCGATGTTTTTTCTAAAAAATACGCGGTCGCCCACTTGCGGCCCATGCGACCGGTATTGCTGTTCCATGCGCCGGTGAAAATCATAAATGCTTGGGTCGCGCGCAATCTGCATGAAATGCTTTTTAATTGATTTTTTGTAGCATCCTTGGCAATTACCTTCAAATTCATCAATCCCTAGATCAAACGCCTGATCGGCCCACCAATCTAAGATTGTATCCTTGTCTGTAGGCCAGACGTCAATCAACGGATACTCAATGTTGTTCACGCCAGCGGTTTTACTAACGCGACGCTTTTCATCTTCGCGGATACCAATGGCGGTTGGAATAGTTTTATGGTCATACCCTATGCTGCGAAGATACGAATTCATTGGGTTAATCTTCAACTCACGCGTGCAATACGGAAACGCCATATTCGGGATACCGTATTTTTTAATGACCTCTTCAAACGGCTCACCCTGCCGCGCAGCATTAGCGTAGCTAACTATTTTATGCGTGCAAGCTACGCGGCCCTCATGCATCACGGCCTCAAGCCAGACGGTGTTAAACCCGAAATGCGTATCGCAGTTGTGAATAAATTCTAGCGTCTTCGGATGTTCTAAGCCTGTATTGGCAAATGTAACAATAAAATCGTACTTGTCTGACCAGTTATCCAACAGCAGTTTGGTCATGTAAGCACTGGTGCGCCCACCCGAAAACGAGATGTGGTATTTAGTTTTCATTTTCCATACCTCGTCATTGTTTCAACCTCTGCCGACAATGGCAGTCCTGCCGCCCAATCGGGCGGGGTACACATCACTTGCTTTAGGGTATTGGGTGCATCAGGGTCGGCGGTCTCCAGCACAATTTCATCATGCACATGCAGCACGACATCATCGAGCTGGCGTAAAGCGTGCCGTAGCAGATCGTTGGCGACTGCTTGCGTTATGTTCTCACAGGCGAGCCCGCGCCACAAGCGTGCCCTCGGCCATTCGGTGGCATCCGCTGCCGGCTTCCATGCGGCTTTGACGTACGTAATCTCGTCACCTTCGAACTTAGCAAATGGATAGCACAGGATGCGCCCACTGGGCAGCGCGTACCAAAGATGCTGCTTATCGTACAGGTAGGTGACCCGACCAGCGGTGAACTCGCGGCATGGGTTCCTGAGCGCCCGCGTGTAAGCCTCTTCGAGTTTCGTCCAGTAGCGCACCGCCCATGCGTTGGCGCGTCGCCATGCGTCTACAATGCGGCGGGAGTCCGACTCGGGCATGATGACGCCGTAGTTGCGGCCCATCGCACTGAAGGCGCCAATAGACCCCCCAAAACCTAAGCTCAAAATTGCCACCTTGCCTACTTGGCGTTGCTCTTTTGACACTATTTCTTCATCTACGCGATAAATACCGGCGGCTTCCCGCTTGTAAATGTCTCGACCCTCGCGGAAGACCTGCAGCACCTCGTCGGCCTGCGGGTCGGCTGACGCCCATGCGGTGACGCGCGCCTCGACCGCTGACCAGTCGGCGACCACGAACTGCTTGCCGGGCGCGGGTATCAGTGCGGGCCGGAGCATCGACCGGAGAACATCCGTAATGCGTTTTCCAAATCTTGGGGTGATGCTGTGGCCTCTGACCATAGCGTGCCTAACATCATCCGGCTCTGCGGCACACTTGCGCGTGAAGTTGTGAACTTGCGCGCCATAGCTTGAAGCACGTCCGGTGGCAGAGCCTCCTGCAAATACGAAAGCACCTCGTACTCGGTGATCGTCTTCATCTGCCAAGCCCGCAAGGCGGCTGAACTTCGCAACTGACGACGCCCAGAGGTCATCCGCGCATTGAATGACGTCCGCAACATGGGCCGGAATCTCTTCATGGTTTTCCTCGGCAAAAACTAACAAATTAGCGCGTACTGACTTGTCGATACTGTACTTCTGCTCGCCGTCCTTGTACACCTCCATCATCTTCAGCGCCTGCGGCCCGACACGATCCATGACCCACTGGCGCATCTTCGGGCTGCGCACCGACTTGATCTCACCCTTAGTCAGGTCGGCGACTAATGTTTCGATCTCTTCAAGCTCGACCGACGCGTAGCGTACCGCTGCGTGAGCCAATGGCAGGTCAAGCAGCACGCCCCGGTCGTTGATGCGCTCGTTCACATGGTAGTCGGCCAGCTCTTGATCGGACAGTGGCCGCATGGCCTGGCTGACGGCGCGCATGGTTCTGACGTCCTGCTCGCAATAACGGATCATCTCGGCCATCAGGTCTGGCGAATTGTTAAACGATCCATCAGCGCGAGGGATGGAAAGAGCGCGGATAAGCTGGCTTCCTCGGTGGTCTTTGCGCATGTTGCTGCTGATGGCGCGTCCGACGTCTTCGAGAGACCCAGGCAAGCAGTTAGCACGCGCTTGTGTCGCGGTGCAGTAGAACTGCTCGAGTTGAAAGTCACACTGTAGGACGTACCAAAAGATGAGGCGCTCAAAAGCTGCGTTATGGGCAAATATCTGTCCGTTATGATTGCGGACGCTATCTGGAAAAGGTTGACCGGGAGTCCAGGTGACAATCTCATCGTCGTCAAACGCGTAGGACATACACAGTACATCTGTACTTGCGTCTTGTGCATAGTTGTAAACCCCTTTAGAGGACAGGTCGCATCGGCTGCGCGTCTCGAAGTCGAGCCAAAGAATAGACATAATTTTTATTCTGAGAGGGTGGCCCCGGTTACCCTGCCAGCATCAGGTCGAACCGACCAAGGAAGATCCTGATGTTTAGGTAACCGGTGCCATTGAAAGGTGGGGTACTCGCTGCGTCTGTCTGCAATACCGGCTGGGTTCTCCCGACCAGTCGCACGGCAGCATCCGCTTTCCCCCGTGCTACTTAGCCGCGACGACGACGGCCTGCTGGTGCCGCTTCAGCCGGTGCTTCGGCCTCTGCTTCTGCTGCTGGCTCATCGGCTTTGCCGTCAAGGCTGATCCATTCCACAATCTCAAACAACGGCGTAATGACCTTGCCGTAGTTTTTATGTTTGTATGAACCAGATTTGAGGCGAACGACGGGCACAGGTTTCGTTTGATCTTTCTCAACTTGCGCTGCGATGGCTACGGCTAGTTCTTGTACTGCCCCCTTACCACCTTTCGACGTGGTGGTATAGCGGCCTTCAAGCCCTTTGTCTTCACCAGACAAGCACTTCATTGACAACCCTACTTGCGATTCCCAACCTTTCTTTGCGTCAGCAGGCGCAACACCTACTTCAGGGCGCGGTTCGCTGAGAGGCGCCATTGCTTCACCAAGCACTTCACCCTCACCCCACGCCACAAAACCATGCAAAAAACTATATGGGTTGATCGCCCATGTTGAATCGTCTTCAACTTCGGTTTGATCAGCACCAAATACCCAATGCCCTGTTTTATCCATCTTGATGATGACTGTACCCACCCCACCGGCGTCCACGTTCAGCGAACGCAGTGTTGTAACTAGGGTCGATACTGCAGGAAGATTTGCGCCTTTAAATGTCACTAAGTTTGTCATTACCCAATTCCTTTAATTAAGTTTAGCCAATGCGGCAACTAACTGCTTGCCAATTTGCAACACCGCTGGCCTCGGATCGGAATCCGGTGCCAACGTATCGCCCGACGACACAGATACGACCATGTCAGCGGGAAATTCTATTTTAGCCTTTTTCAAGACTTTCTCAAGCTGTGCTGGCGACTTAATTGTCGCGGGCTCATAAGCGTCTTCGATACCATTGACGTCCACCCACGCTTCGATCTTCGCCTTGTCCACCCACTGGCGCCGCGCTTGCTTGGCGACCATTTTGTAGCCTGGCACCGCAACACCGTTTTGCAGCATATCGAACGCTAACGCACGCAGGTCGGTGATGTAGCTCTCAATCATGTCGGCCTGACGCAGTTGCGCTGCGATCTGCTGCGCGGGCATCTCAAGCAGTTTGGCCTTCAGAGCACGCTCAACTGCACCGTTCATGCGTGGGCAGATGGGTTTCGCTGCACACCAGCGGCAGTGGTCGCCCTCTTGCATGGGCGGCTCGGGCCATGACGACAGGCGCACGGCGTACAGCAGCTCTTGCTCAAACTCTTTGATGCGTGCCGGTGTCGTGACCCAGCGACGCACCATCGGGGGCTGCACAATGATGCACTCGATTTCTTCAGCGCCTTCAAAGATCCACTGCGCTGCCGGTGTTCTCATCGCGGCGGCTGCGTAAAACAGGAGCTGAGGATTTTCCACAGCATCAACAGATACGCCATCGCCAAATTTCCAATCAAGAACGATGGCGCGTTTATCTTTACGCCCAAGTAGGTCAGTGCTACCAAAGACATTAGGCAGAAAATCGCCAAAGGATACTCGGGTTTCCACCATGTACTCCATTTGCTTTTCTGGGTCGATGGCGTCGAGTGCTTCAAGAGCGGGAATAATCTTCTCATCAATTAACTCCTGTGTGAGTGTCTGATCTTTGTACTGGGCGCCAATGCACTGCTCTGGCTTCTTGTCGAACTCCAAAAGTTCAGCGATGACGTTGTGTAGCAGCGTGCCACGGTCTGCGTGTTCGCTCGATGGCTTTGGGGGCATCTTCTGCACCAGCTTAACCGACGCTGGACAGTTGATGACGCGTTTGGCGGTTGAGCCGCCGACAACATTTGAGTGATCCATCCCTACCTCCGTTTTGTGATTGAGCCTCGACTGTAGACCCTAAAATAATCCTTGTCAAATACTTTTTTAGGGTGTTATATTTCGGCCATGCTTGAAAAAGAAATCGAAAACTATTTTGTCTGGACGGTCGAACGAGCCGGTGGCAAGACGTACAAGTTCAAGTCTGTCACACAGCGCGGGGTTAGTGACCGCTTAGCTTGTATGCCTGATGGATCAACGTGGTTTGTTGAATTGAAAGCACCCAAGGGTCGGTTGTCCGAGCTGCAAAAACATTTTCGCAACGACGTGTTGCGATTGAAACAAAACTACGCCTGTTTATGGTCAACGGAAGGAATCGATCAATGGATATTGAGTTTGAAAAAATAATTGACTACAACCCCGATACCGGAAAAATGTATTGGCGTGTAGCCATAGGGCGCCGCGTTAAAGTTGGCGCTGAAATTGGGGGTATAGATTGCCACGGATATCGAAAAGTAAAAATTAAAGGCCGTACGTATTTAGTGCATAGATTAGCTTGGAAATTAACTTATGGTGTATGGCCATCTAATGAAATCGACCATCTTGACGGCAATCGGCTTAACAATAGATTGTCAAATTTGCGTGATGTGACTAAAACTATGAATCAACGTAACAGCCGCCGCCGCGCAGATAACAGTAGTGGGATTGTTGGGGTAAGTCAAATCTATCACCCGACTAAATATTGGATGGCGCAATGGTTTGATGGAGAGAAAAAAAGCAAATGGTTTTCAGTGGCTAAATACGGAGAAGAAGCCGCGAAACAAATGGCTATTGATTACCGTGCAGCGCGCGTCAAAGAGCTAGGTGGTTACACTGAAAGGCACGGCACATGATGAAACTGCGCCCCTACCAGGACGAAGCCGCTGACTTCCTGTACGAGCGCGATCGGGCAATGATCTTGGCGCCTGTGGGTGCAGGCAAGACGGCCATCACGCTGACCGCCATGCAGGCAATGGTGAAAGACGGCTACGCCAGTCGTTTCCTTGTCTTGGCGCCAAAGCGTGTCTGCACGGACGTGTGGCCCATCGAAGCACGCAAGTGGGCGCTCGAGCTGCACTGCCGCACAGCCGTGGGCACACCGCGCAGTCGAGGCGAGGCGCTGGACTCCGACGCCCACATCGTGGCGACCAATTACGACAACATCGGCTGGCTGGCCGAGCAAGACCTGTCGACCTTCGACGCGATCGTGTTCGACGAGCTGACCAAATTAAAGAATCCGTCAGGCACACGTTTCAAGGCGCTACACAAGATCATCGACCAGTTCAAGATACGCTGGGGTTTGACTGGGTCATTCACCAGTAACGGGCTCGAAGACGTCTTCGGGCAGTGCAAGATTGTGGATGAGAAGCTCTTAGGCCGCGCCAAGGGTGCCTTTCTGCAGCAATACTTCGTCTGCATGAACCGCGACTTTGGCGAGTGGCTGCCACGCCCAGGCGCCCTGCCGTTGGTCATGGAGCGCATCAAGCCGGCCACCTACGTCTTGGAGCCAGGCGAGTACAAAGACAAGCTGCCCGAGTGCCACGTCGTTGAGCTGCGCTGCCAGTTGGATGACCGTGCGCCATACGAAAAGATGAAAAAAGACTTCGTCGTGCGCTTTCCGACCGCCGAGATACTGGCGGCAAACGCTGCAGCCGTTACATCAAAGTTGCAACAGATGGCGTCTGGCTTTGTGTACGACAGCAGCCGAGTGGCGTCAGACGTGGCGGGTCAATTCATCAGCAGCAAGGAGGCTGTCTGGTTTAGCAGCCACAAGTTTGATCGACTAGATGAACTACTAGAGGAGAATCAGCATGCGAACACCTTACTGGTTTACCAGTTTCAGGAGGAGGTGGCAGAACTTCGTCGCCGCTATCCGAAGCTTGCCACCCTCGACGACCCCGACGCCATCAAGCGATGGAACGCCGGGCAGATCGAACTCCTTGCCGTCCACCCTAAGTCAGCAGGACATGGACTTAATCTACAGCACGGGGGAAGCCACATGGTATTTCTGTCGTTGCCGTGGAGCTTGGAGCTGTACGAGCAAACGGTTGGACGGCTGCACCGTTCAGGGCAGCTGCATAGCGTCTGGGTTTATATCCTACTCGCCGACAAGACAGTTGACGAAAAGATCTACGCCGCCCTGCACGACAAACGAGCAATTTCCGACATAGCGATGGAGGCACTGAAATGAGATACCTACTTTTAGTATTGGCAGCACCCGCGTTAGCCGCCGAGCCCGGCTACCTGACTTACGACGACGTCCATGTGCAGACGGTCTTGACCCAAGACCGGCCTAGCTGGTGCTACGGCATGAAGATGGCGTTCGACATTGACGGGTTAAACCGCGCGTACTACGGCTGCTGGGCGGGCTCACAAGGCTTTGTGCATATCGAGATGTTAGACGGCAGCAAACGTGTCATACCAATGGCAAAATTTTCTAAACCCAAGGAGGCAGCAAAATGACGGACTTTAAAGACCCTGAAATCCAGCGTGAAATTCTGATCGACTACCTGCAAGTCATGATCGCCAGAAACGATTGGCACGGTGTGGCCGACGTTGCGATGGACTTGCGCGAGATGGAGGCCGAACGCCGTGCAAAGACTTGACTACTGGAAAGCCAAGCTGTCTGCCGCGAAAGCTGAAGAGCGCGCGCGGTACCGAGAGCTGAACCAAATGGAGCGCGCATTCCAGCGTGCGGTGTACGAAATCGTAAAAATAGAACGAAGGATTGAAGATGAAGAAACTAAGCTGGCGGACGCTAAACGACAAAATAGCCACGCTGTCCGAAGAAGAAGTGTTCGCGCTGCTGACTGAAGAGCAGTTAAACGAGCGTCGGTCATCGCACCTACAGCGCCTGCACCAGCGGTACTGCGCCCTGCGTGACGCCCGTGAGCGCATCGAGATCATGTCGGGGGCAATCAAACCGTGAAAAAACCTAGAACTAAACATAAGCTGTTCGACACAATTATTGCTGAATTTCAACTTAAAAATGATGCTGGGTTAGCACGATTTTTGGGTATGACGCCAGCGCCGATCTACGACACGCGTCAGTATGATGAGGCGTTGTCGGCGGGAATGATCTTGCGCATTTACGACAAGACCGGCTGGAGCATTGAAAAAATTCGCGGCTATTTGGAGTGGTCAGAATGAAATGTCAGCACTGTGGTAGCAAGACCTATGTCGTAAACACCGCGCAACAGCCAGGCGGCATCCGGCGCCAGCGCAAGTGTGACTCATGCAAGAACAATGCCTACTCAGCCGAGGTGTGGATCGCCGGCAACGTTCAGGTAGGCAAATCGATCTATACTAATGACGAGGTAGCGTTGATAAAAAAGAAAGGTGTTGACGCCCGCCGCGCAAATGAAGACAGGAGGAAAAAAGATGCTTCGTGATGGATATTTTATTCGTGAGGAACCCCCTAAGATCGGCGCACACTACACGCCGCAGTTTTACCAGAAGCCAGCGACGCCTGAAGAACGGTTCGTGCAGGACATCATGCTGGGTGTGCCGGTGCGCTACGAGTCGCCGATGGTGAAGTTTTTAGGTCGGCTCTTGAGCGTATGAGAGAGCTTGTCCTCATCTACTACGCCGCTATCGTGGTGGCGACTGTCGGCTTTCTGGCGCTCTTCGTACCAGATCAGCCCCGGCCTACACCGGCTGAGTGCGGTGTGGCCGAGTTCGCGCCTGACATGTCAACGCGCGACCGTGAGGTCTGCCGGCAGTTACGCCAGCATCGTCACCGCATGTGATTGCGCCTCTGCTACCCGACGCATCCAGCCTTTGCCGAAGGTTGCGAACGTCGGGAGCGCCTTGTAGAACAACTCCTTCTCCATGCTGAACTTGGCGATCAAGTCCGTCTGATCCGCGTCTTTCAACGCCTGCATGGTTTTGGGGCCGATGACACCATCAGGATTCGTTCCGATCGCTTTTTGCATGGTCTTGATCGCACGGCCTGGCCCCGCATTGATCGCAAAGTCGAACATCAGATAATCCAGACCCGTTGGCAGCTCGTCGGCCTTGACCGCATCCCAATACTGTTTCTTGTACAGGGGCGCTACCATCGCTGGCGTCAACGCGCGCATCTCTTTTTCGCCAACAGCTTTTTTGACCCATGCTTCCCACACCCGTTTGGTCACGCCAAGGTTGGTCATGCCGCCTGGGTCAAGTTTGTGATGAACGTAACCCCCTTCGTGCTTCAGGACGGCTTTTAACGCTGCGTCGAAGTTCTCTTTCACTTCTTGTCGGGTGTGACGACGCCGATCAAGCCGGCGATTGCTAGGCCAGTGGCGATGATGGCGTCAGCCATTTGGGGTGCGATGGGCACGCCAGCGGCAGCCAGAAACAGAAAGAAACCGCGCCATGTGGATGGCTCTTTGGCTCTTGCAAGGATAAAACCTTTCATAGTACCTCCTGTGGTTACTTGTCCTGCTTGTGGTCGAGCTTCTCAAAAATTTTAGACAGCATCTCTTTGACGTCGCGCATGTCTTCCTTGTAATCCTCGCGGGTCACATAGGTGTGCGGTAGCGCCCGCACGTCGGTGTCCAATCGGTCGATTGAGCGGTGGATGTTGTTCAACACCCAGCCGCCAAAGAAACCCGCGATCGCCACCGCGATATTGAAAAGAACTTGCGAATCCATGCGTCACTCGTAAAGGATGTTGATTGTGCCAGCGTCGAAGGTGTCAAGGCCGTTAACAGTCGTGATGCGAACGCGGTCTAATGTGTCGGAAAGCGTTTTAGCCCCGTTACAAATACCACTTGAGCCAGCGTCAGTCCTACTCATATTGCCCGACCCCACCCATAAATTTGAACCTACGTAGGTAAACACAACAAGCCCCGACAATGTTTGAGCCGCCGCCGAAGACCCTGGGCCAAGTCTAAACCCACCTGTTTCAGTAGCCGACGTTAATGCTGAAGCGCTAAACGCCGTATACCCAGTAATATAGCCTGTGGTTTCAACGCCGCCGCTATCCCCTAACTGGAAAAGCAAATTACTTGTTCCGTTGGTACTCACGCCGCTAAACATCACCGTAATACGCTTAACCCATGACGGTATGCTCGTAAAGTCGCATGATGTATTTGGCGCAGTAAATGGCGCGGTCTGAGAAGTACCCGACACGATGGGCGCTAATGTGCCTGTGACTGCAGCAAGCGTTTGGGTGTTAGAGCCAGCAACTGCGGGTGCTGCAATCGTGATCGACCCCGACGTTGCGCCTTGAATCTCTACGTCAAGCGGAGTGGTGATGCCGTTAGTTCCGTCGATAATTACTGGCATAATCAGCCCTCGTAAAGTATGTTAATAGAGCCAGCGTCGAAGGTGTCAGACGGTGAGCCCGTTGCGCTGGCAATAATACGAAGCCGGTCTAATGTTCCACCAAGAGCTATTGAACCAGCGCAAATATTGTTTCGGTTAGAATCTGTTGATGCTACAACACCATCCACAACCCATGTATTACCAGTTAAATTTGTAATTCTTACCGCACCGCTGTTTACGTTTGTGGCTAAACTTGGAAGAACAACGACAAAACCACTTGTATATGCAGTCGTCCCTACACCAGCTCCAGCAGCACTTGTGTTAATGGATGCGTATCCTGACGTTGTCATACTTCCAGCGCCAATTTGAATTTGGTATGTATTTGTTCCGTTCGTACTTACGCCTTGAAGCATTACTGTAATCCGCTTTACCCACGAAGGAATGCTTGTAAAATCAACGCTTGTACCAGAGACAGTAACAGCCGTACTTGCTTTCAGTTGACCATACGCGCCGGTGGACGACACGGTGAACTGCGTCGTGCCATTGCTTTGGAGGGCTAGATCGCCGCTGGTGTCAGCGGTCTGGATATAGCCCGTTGAGGTGGATGCATTCAGAGTAACAGCCATAATTATTGCTCCGCAGAGGGTTCAGCCGGTGGCTCGACAGGCGCTTGGGCAGCCTCAATCGCTGCGATCTCTTCCGCAGTCAGCTCGACCTGTGTCACTTCGCCTGTTTGTACGTTCACAACGATTCTGTGCATGATGACCTCTTACTCGTAAAGGATGTTAACGCCGCCGTTGGCGTCGAAGGTGTCTGTACCGCTAACCGTTGTAATCCGAACCATATCTAGCGTACCAGCAAGTGTTTTTGTGCCGGAAATTGAATTCGCGCCCACTAACGATGTGGCTATGATTCCGTTTGCAACCCACGCATTACTTCCTATCAGTGAAAATGTTATCGCGCCATACGCAGCCGTTGCAGCAGTCATTGCGCCATACATATCAAAACCTGCGGTAAACGATTGCACTGTAGGTGACGATGCTGCATTGATGGCTGTACCTACATACCCTGAAGTTTCAACTGCACCACTAGTGCCCAACCTAAACCGAAGGGTAGATGTGCTGTTAAGACTTAGACCATTAAACATCACCGTAATACGTTTTACCCAAGACGGAATACTAGTGAAGTCAATGCTAGTTCCACCGGTGGTAGTAACAGCCGTACCCGACACCACAGGCGCCAACGTACCCGTGGTCGCCACCAACGTTTGCGTATTCGACCCTGCGACTGCCGGGGCTGATACCGTAATCGATCCGCTGGTGTCGCCTGCTAGAACTAAAGAAGCCATAATTTATCCTTTACAAAACAACCCAGCGAGCGCCGGACGAGACGGTGACAACCACCGGTGCGGTAATAGCCGTGAACGACGCCGACTGCGATGGCGACACCGTGTAGGTGCCCACACCACCGGTGCCATCACCCAACGCTGTAATCACGGTGCCGGTCGTAATGCCGGAGCCGACAATCACCGAGCCTACGCCAACAGCGCCTGACGTGGCAGTGGCAATCGTCAAGGTCGTGCCTGCGATACTGCCGTCGCCACTAAAGCCTGCGCCCAGCGTAATTGGGCCGGTGGTCATGGCGTTCTTGGTTGACGGGATTGTATAGCTGATCGTGACCGTCTGGTCATTCTCGTAGAACACCTCGTCGTTACCGCCGCCTGTCGCACCCGCCGCGCCGCCCACCTGACCCCACGCATTGTTGCTAAACCCTTCAAAGGTGTCCAGCGTGCTGTTGTAGCGCAGCATGCCTTCCGCTGGCGTGCCTGGCCTATCAGTCGTAGCCCCCACTGGCATCTGAACATACCCGGTGCCGGAGAAGGTGACATCCAGCGTGGCCGAGAGGGTCGTGAACGCGCCGGTGTTAGGCGCCACGTCACCAATCGGTGGTGGTGAAGCGAACGACAGGTCGTCCACAGGCACCAAGATGTTATCCGTCGTGTACTGGGTAACGTCGTTCTCGTCGGTGACCAAGAACTTGTACGCAACGGTTGGCTGCAGCCAGATGTTGGCCATGCCACGCGAATCCAGAATGATCGGGTTCGTGTTGGCAGTCGCACCAGTCTGGTCGGTGTACGTCGCAATGGGCGTCGTCGTGCCGCCGGCGTAGGTGTAGACCTTACCAGCGACGAGCGGGTCGCCGTTAGCGTCGAAGAACTGCTGCTTGGGTGTTGGGGTTAGGGATGCCATTTATCACCTACGATTAAGATTGTTCTGGTCTTGCGGCGCCAAGGCGTTACTTAAGGTTCTAGCGGCGTTAAATTTTCCTGCGGTTAATTCAGGGCCGTACCGCTCAAAAGCCTTATACACCCTGCCCCGGTCACCAAAAGGCACTTCGTTTAGCATGTCTTCAAAATTTTTACCGGACTCAAAACCTTTTTCCAGTATTTTGGCGGTTTTGGCGTTAATTTTGCCGGACAATTCTTTAAGTATAACGTTACCGGTCGTCGCTTTTATACCAAAAAACGGGATGCGCAACTTAAATTGATTTTCGGTAAAGATGTCTTTTATGTCAGGCGCGCCTTTTTCGGCGCCAGCTTTAATTTTCTGCCCGCGTTCTAGTTCGCCGGCAACATCATCAAGCGCTTTAAACTTGTTACCCATCTCAGCTTTAATGTCGATGCGCCCGTGGCCAAATATTTGCTCGACCAAGTCAGGCCGTTCGCCCCGCACCAACGCAACAAACTCGTCAGGGTTTTTCTTGTACAAGTCACGGGCAGTTTGCGCCATCTTGCGCTGGTTGATGACGTCCATGCCGTGCGAGAAGGTATCTAGATAATCTTTCCAGCCCGTGCCGCCAGCCTTAATAATTGCGTCGTCGATTAGTGGGCGCACTTCAGCCAACAGCTTGGACGCGTATTTGGCTGATGCTTTTGGGTCTTTACCCGCCATAAGTGAATCAATAGTTTCATTCACTGTGTCTTTACGTATTCTGTAAAGCGCTTCAACGTCAATAACGCCGCCGTTGCGAGCAGTCCATTCTTTAATCTTGTTGGCAACCGTAGACAACACTTTGCGGTTAACATCCGACACGCCGATCTTAGGGTTGTTCAGTTTGCCGTTGATGTCACGGATAACCGTATCCATATCTAGTGGTTTCAACTTGTGGGCGGCTAGGCTATCGGCACGGGCCTGCGCGAAACGAGCACCTTCACCATACAGCAGGGATTCTTCCGCTGCACGGGTTGCTACGCGTTCCGCTGCGTCTTCCATCTCACCGGTAAATTTCAACCTAGCTTGGCTGACGTTTGGCGACAAGTCTGCTTGTGTTTTAGCAGCGTTAAGTCGTTGGCGCGCAGCCGTAAACCGACGCACGTCATCCACTTTGTCAGCAGCAACTTTACCTAATGTAGCCGCTTCGTTTTCTAACCCTTGTTTTAGTTTGCCCGTGTTAGCCGCCGCCATATTTGTTTCGCGCATAGGCGTGGTAACGTCAGTCAACGCTTCTTTTGACTTGACCAGATTGTTTAGAATTTCTGTGTTAGTTGCGCCGCCTGCCAGATTGTTTAGTGTGTTTTGGCGGGTCTGCTCACGAAATTGATCTAGCTTGGAGTAAAAGTTTTTGGTGTCTTTAACGCGCGCTAATTCACCCAACGCTTGAATTTGATTGCGGTCAAGGTCAGCAAACAATTCCGCTGCACTTAAGTTGCCTTGTTTGCTTCTTATCAGCGCCTGAATTTTTGGTAAATCTGCGCCCGCCGCTTCGCGCGCTATTTTCGCTGCTGAACGCTCCGCACCGCCGCTAAACCTGTCCACTACATACCCACCCGCTTTAGCAAACGGCGACAAAGGATTGGTATACGCCGCTGCCGTGTCAAGGCTGCCAACAATAGCTTGTTCTGCCGGAATAACGCCACCACCGGTTATGGCTCGTTGACCTTTACCCGCTAATTTAGTCATTCCTGCGCCGCCGCTAAACACGGTGGACAGGTCGCCCAAAAAGCCAATTGGGTCTTCAGCCATTGTGCGTTTTAGCTCTTCAGCACCCCCAAATCGGTCAGCCAAATATTTTGTAAAATTTTCGCGAGCTTCTATAGCCCGTTGGCGAGAGTCGCCACCATACAAAATGTTAGGTGTGATGGGCTCCATAATGCCGCCCACCAAATCACCTATACCGGTTGTCGTTTGTATAGGGCTAGTTACCGCCGTAACAACATCCCCCACTACTTTTGCCGCGCTTGCAGGCGCGTTGCGTATTGCGGCCATTGGCACTTCGCTTAACGCATAGTTACGTGGGCCAGGAATTTCACTTGCAATTTCAACGGTAGGTTTAGCAGTTCCTTCACGCGAATAGGTGTACGTTATTTCCGGCGACGATCCTTCTTGCTCTTGCGCTTTAGCTTCTTTGTACGCAGCCGCAACCGTCTCAAATTCGGGCGTACCTTTCTTGTCCGCGTTCTTGACAATCCACGTTGCGTATTCGTCTGCTGTTGCCATAGTTATTTCCCTAAAATTGCATCAGCTTGATTCTGTATATCGCTGCCGCCGCTAGGCGCTGCGTACATTTGATTACGCCGGGTTTTTAGATTAGTTTCTAAACGCCGCGCTTGCCTAACTACATTTTGCAATTGATCGGCAAAATTAGGCGACGCAGCATCAATACGTTCTAGCGCGTCAGCTACGATTTTCCACTCTTGCACCGCCATATTGCCCAGTTTGCCTTCTTGTGACGCCAAATTTTTACCTATCATGGTAACTTTACCTTTGACGTTGTCTAGCAACTGTTGCGCAGCGCGGGGTTGACCGCCGGGTAAAGAAGGTATTAGCGCGTTATACCCAGTAATTCCCGGCAATCCTGGGTGGGGTTTAATTTTTTTGTCTTTGTTACCTAACAAAGCATCAACATTTTTTTCAATGTCGTCAGCCATATCTTTAGCGGCAGTAACTTTTGCGTCGTCAGCAGCGCGATCTTTTGCAAGTTTTTGTTGTTGAACTGGCGAAAGCGGCTTATTGCTTGCGTCATAAGGTACAAGCGCCTGCCCTCTATCGTCCGTAATCCGGCGGCCCGTCCTTGCGTCACGCAATTCTGGCCCGTTTGGCCCCTGCACCGTAATAGTCTGCACTGGCGGCGGATTATAAGTGTTAGACACTGGGCGCAGCGCCTTTTTCCATTCCAAGAACGTACCTTTAAACTCGCCTTTTTTAACCGCTTTGCGCCATTCCCGTTCATCTGCCGATTCGCGCTGTTGATCCAAAAAGTCATCGAAAGTGCCTGGATACCCCCCAGCTTTCGCCGCATCGTAATTTTTTTGCGCGTCGGTTCTTGGTTCCGGTTTTTCTGCAACAGGCGCAGCGGTTTTAGTAAGCGCCGCGTCCGTTTTTTGCTGACCAAAAGTTGGGCTATCAGGATTTTCATCCACATAGACAATTTTGCCGCCAATATCGCGGGCGGTGTACCTTGGTGTTTTGTCTACCAAAGCTTCTGCGCCCGGTTTCATTTGCCCAACTGTTGAACTGCGCGGATTTGTGTCGACAAGCATTTGTTTGTTGCCAACTGTTTTAAGTTCCCACTTAGGCTCTTCATCGACAAATACGTCGCCAATATTAGTTCCGTAGGTAGGACTATTTGGGTTGATGTCGCGATAGAAAACCGTTTCCCCCACTTTAATTTGTGATGGCTTTGGTGTAGTGTCAACTAAAGGCTCTACGCCAGGTTTTAGCTGACCAACGGTTGCGCTCTTTGGGTTAGTGTCAACTAAAAGTTCGCGCTCGCCCACTTTTCTAAGTTCCCACTTGGGCGCTATAGATTCTTTAAGTTTGGCTTGTTCCGTGACGCGGTCTTTTAACTCCAGTAAGCTTAATAACGTCTGACGCTGCCATGCGGGCACGCCTGAATTATCAGCAGGTAACTTTGAGCGAATTTGTGCTGCTTGCGCTTGAGATAGCTCATTTGAAGCAAGTTTTCGATCTATGTCTGCGTTAATGCTTTCTAAATCGTCAAAGTCAGCAATATCCGCAATAGCCTGCTTAATTTTGGCTTGCGATATTTCTTCTTTCTTTTGCCCTAATTTAAATTCACGTTCTTCAGTTCGCGCTTCGCGCTCCTCACGTAGCGCAACTAACCCTTCGCGCTTAGTTTGCTGATCCATAATGTCGGGCAAAAAGCGAGGTGCTTTGGAGGCAACAAGGTTAAGATATTGCTCGGAACCAATCTTTACGCCGGGCGGCAAGTTGCTGTGAATCTGCGCCAAAGCATTACGTTGCGACGCTAAATCTTGATCTTCTCTTGCTTTACGTGCGTACTCCTGCATTTGCAGCATGTTCATCTGCTGTTGCTGGCGCGCGTTCTCTAGCTGCGATATGGCAGCCATTTGATTGATGGGCGATTCAATTTGAATCGGGCGAAAGCCCATCGCGATATTCGGGTCAATTTGTGCCATAGCTTAATCCTAGCTTATTCCACCCCAAGGAGTAGTACTCCTAACGTTAGTGCCTCCACCTTGCATTCCTGTAAAAGTTGGGTTTGCTGCAGCGTCATTAAAAGTATTACGCGCTTTATATGCCGCAAGCATATCTTGCCCTTGCGAGTAATTTAAATACTGCCCAAGGCCGCCAGTTAATGCGTTGGCCATACCCATATAGCCAGACGCGCGGGCATTACCTGCGCCAATAATGTTGGACGCCATCGACTGCCCTAACTGGCCAGCCTGCCCCGCCACATTTGCAGCTGTGCTTTGACCCATGCCCGTCAAGCTTTGCAGCGGGTTCAAGCGAGCAGCACGTTCAGCCTGATAGCGGTTAAATGCGTTGGTGTATTCTTGTGATCCTAACTCTTGACCAAACTGGGTGACGCCGCGCAGCTGGTTACCACCTAGCAAACCGCCGCGTGCAGCAGCTGAACGATCTAGCGCTTTCAAACCTTCGCGCATACGGAACGCGTAGCCAGGGTCTTGCTGGAACTGCTCCATGCTAAACGGCGTGTAGCGAGACGCTTCAATCAGCTCTGGCAGCGCATTGACGCCCGCTTGGCGAAACGGCTCCTGCAGTTCAACCTGACGGTTAAACATACGCTCTTGCGCGGCAGAGGCGTCTTTAGCCGCGCGCTCTTGCGCGTTGGCGGCTCTATTTGCGCCGTATGCGCCTACTACGGCGCTTCCGGCGATAGCTGCGGCGACCCAAGTCATAGCGTTACTCCTTCAATTAAATCTGTTTTGACGTTATTGCGCGCGTCAAACAACGCGGTGAGGTCGGGCTCTAATAACTCAACCTCAATCTCATCTAAATCTGTTTTGTCTGTACGGTGAATCGTGATGCCAATTGAGTCTGTTACCGCCATTGTGACGCGCTTGGTGCCGGGCTGTGATTCAACTACATCGCCGGGCAATAAAGTAATCATACCGTTTTCAGTCCACGCCACAATTTCGCCCATAGCGCACAAAAAGAAATGCGGCTCTTTATGCACTTTGCCAACAATTAAAGTGCCGGCTGGGCGAAACACCTTACGCATATACATACCAGGCGAAAAATGATGCTCTGTAACAAGTTCAGCTTGCGGCATTAACGCCATTTCGGCCTGCAATCGATCGATTTGCTCGCGGTTTGGCACAAAATGTTCAGTAAGCTCGTTCACACCACCACCCATCGTGACCCACTGGCCACCGTAACCGTTGTGCCGCTGGCTATCGTAATTGGCCCAGCTGACATGCCGGACGTGCCGGCAGCAATTGTGTAGCTGACATCAATAGTTAAACTATTGACAAATATGCCGTTGCCCGCTACGAAATGCTCAGATGTTAATTCACCAGTGCTAGGTTTGTACAGATATTTGGCGTTGCTGGTATAGATTGTGGACAGCGCGCCAGAGGTCGCAGCAGCAAACGTCGGATAGACATTCGTGGCTGTTGTCGTGTCATTCGTAATCGTTGCGCCTGACCCAGTGGCCAGTGCCCAAACGGCTGTTGTGCCGTT